TGATACCTTACTCATAGATCAGGTATTAGACGACCATTATAGCTAATGGCTACACCTCAACAGATTGATGAGCAGGTCAAGCTTGAACGCTTACAGATCTCTCAAGGTATTGAACAACTACGCAAGAACACCAAGCAACTAGAAACTAAATCATATGCATCAGCTACAGTATATGGAATTACTTCTATTGATACCCTTTTACCTTTGGTTATCAAGAAGATCGAGGACACCAATAATAGAATTAAAGAGGGTAAAACTGGACGAGCATTCAAGGAGATAAACCAGTACTTAGAACCATTAGAACCATTAGCAGCAGCAACAATAGCTCTTAAGATTACATTCGATAAAGTATTTACAACTAAGAAAGGTAGCAATCAACTAGCTAAATTATGTGAAGCAATAGGTAGAGCTATAGAAGATGAACTACAAATGCGTCATTATGAGAATAAAGCACCCGGATTGTTACAAACTCTTAAGAATAACTATTGGCATAGATCAATAGGAACTAAACAAAAGATTGTAGTGATACAAACCTTAATGAATCGTTACAATGTAGATCAATGGAAGACATGGACACCTACTAATAGAGTTAAATTAGGAGGTTGGTTGTTAGATTGTATAATGACCGTAAGTAATTGGTTTTATAAAGACTTGAAACGTGAAGGCAGAAAGACAATACACTATATACTACCAACACCTGAGTTCTTAGAGATCAAAGATCAAGTCATCAAAGGTAGTGAGATGTTCGCTCCATTAGCATGGCCTATGCTCATTGAGCCTAATGACTGGACACCTGAAAATGCAGGTGGCTACATACTTAATGAGGTGATGAAAGGTCATCAAATGGTAAGGCGTGGCGATCCCATCCCTATACAGGGAGAAAACCCTTACAAGTTTCTTAATAAGATACAGAAGGTAGGGTTTAAGATAAATCTCTTTACGTTTAACGTGGCTGAATGGTTAGAGTGTAAAGGTATAAGTGTAGGTAAATTCATACCTGTATTAGATCTACCACTACCACCTAAACCATTTGATATAGCAGAGAACAAGGACTCACGTAAAGCATACCGTAGAGCGGCTGCAGAGGTCATGAATACTAATGCTAATGCATTCAGACGTTCATGTAGAACAAGGATGACCATGGACGCTGCTAGGCGGTTTAGATGGAAGTCTAAGTGGTTCATACCTTGGAGCTTTGACTATAGAGGTAGGGCTTATCCTATTCCTGCATTTCTCACACCACAAGATACAGACTTTGGTAAGGCACTTATTCGCTTCGCTGATGAAGCACCAATGACACCTGAGGCTGAGGATTGGTTAGCGTTTCAAGTAGCCACAACATATGGTCTTGATAAAGCTACAATGGGTGAGAGATTACAATGGACTAAAGAAAACATCACTCTCATAAGTCGCATCGCTAAAGATCCTTATAGAAATATAGGGGATTGGGAAGGGGCAGAAGAACCGTTCCAATTCTTAGCAGCATGTGATGAGTATTATAACTGTGTAGTTACCAACACTAGGCAAACTACAGGATTATATGTAGCATGTGATGCAACCTGTAGTGGTCTCCAGATCCTCGCTGGTTTAGCGAGAGATAAATCGACAGCACAACTCGTCAATGTGTTACCGTCTGACAGACCACAAGACGCATACAAAGTAGTAGCTCAACACGCAAGAGCTGAATGTCCTGAATCTATCCGCAAGGTCATGGACCGCAAGGTGGTTAAAAGAACCGTCATGACTATACCTTACAATGCTAAACCTTACTCAAATAGGTCGTACATACGTGACGCACTTAAAGAGAAAGATATAGAGATTAGTAAGGAAGAGTTAACTCAAACTGTTACAGCAGTTAGGAATGCAATGAAAGTTGTAGTTCCCGGTGCATTAGCAGTTATGAATTGGATAGAAAAAGAAGTAGCTAATGCATTAAAACGTGGTGATAACAAATTAACTTGGACTACACCATCTGGTTTCATTGTTAATCAAACAATAATGAAAAAGAATGTAGAAAAGTTAGAGTTACAATTACTAGGTAGATGTATAGTCAATGTAGCTACAGATGATACAGACGAGGTAGATAAGAACAGGCACAAGGCTGCAACTGCACCCAACCTGATCCACTCTCTTGATGCCTCACTACTTCATCTAGCTGTAGATAGATTTGATAAGCCTATTGCATTAATACATGATAGCGTACTGTGTAGAGCTACTGATATGTCTTTATTGTCTAGCTTAGTAAGAGAAACATACATGAAACTCTTTGCTAAGCATGACTACCTTACGGACTTCGCTAAACAAATAGGAGCGGAGACTGAACCACCAATCATAGGTAATCTCGAACCTGAGACTGTGATTGATTCCACTTATTTTTTCTGTTAACATGTACAATCGCTCATCGTTCTTCGATAGCTTCTTCGCACCACCAATGATTGTTGTGGTGTCTGAAGAAAGACTAAAGAAGGCAGAGATAGAAGCTAAGCAATCTCAACTTGAAGCTGTTAAAGCTAGACATAAAGAGATTGAAGCTTATGAAAAAGAATTAGAAAAGGAGCTAGACGCTCTTACTGAACCACAATCCTTAGAGGAGGCATTACTCGGTGAGTAGAACTATTCACAAGACTGACAATCCCGTAACCCTTGATGGGTTCCAAGCTATCCTTGCACCTAGCAAGTTTGGTTATTCACTCTCAGCAGTTGTCTGCGAAGATATCGTAAACACACTGGAAGATGAAAGGAACGAACAACTCAAGTGGGCTGAATCAAAACTGAAAAACCCAAAAAGATCCACGCTCAAGCCAACGCCATGGGAAGAGGTCTCTGACGGTAAGTACAAACTCAAGTTCTCATGGAACGAAGAGAACCGTCCACCTGTTGTCGATACAGAGGGGACAATATTAAACGATGCGAAGACTCCATTATACGGTGGATCAACTGTTAAGCTGGGCTTCTACCAAAAACCTTACATTCTCAGGGATGGAGTTACCTATGGTAGTTCTCTTAAGTTGGTTGGCGTACAGGTTGTCTCAGTAAACGGACAAGCTGGCGTTGATACAGGAGATTTAGATGCGAACGAAGTCGCTGAACTATTCGGGAAAACCTCAGGCTTTAAAACAAGCGATCCGAACGTTACTATTACTACAGATGACACGACCGAAGAAGAAGACTTCTAGGTATCGGTCTAAGTTAGAAGAGAAGGTCGCTGATTTATTAACAAACTTAGGGGTTACATATGAATATGAAAGCGTTAAGATTGCTTATCAAATCGCCCACAACTACAACCCAGACTTTATATTGCCTAATGGCATTATACTAGAATGTAAAGGATATTGGGATAGCGAGGACAGAAGGAAGATCAAAAATGTATGCGAACAAAATCCAGACATGGACATTCGCATGGTCTTCCAGAGTCCTTTCAATACTATTACCAAGAAATCCAAGACAACGTATGCTCAATGGTGTGATCGCTATAAGATCCCATGGTGTGCGTTCCACGAAATACCAATTGAATGGTTGGTCTAATGACCGAATCAGAATTTCAATACCACGAGGCATGTGAAAATTGTGGCTCATCAGACGCTAATTCAGTTTACTCTGATGGTCACAAATTCTGTTTCGTGTGTCAAACATACACACCTGCAGAAGGTGAAGTTCACTCTCATAAAATGACTACAGATGTCCAATACCAAGGCTCAGCCGAACGGCTGCAGAAAAGAAACATCTCTCAGAAGACTTGCCAATTCTTCAGGATTTACAGAGACTCAGATACTCTACGCTTTCCATATAACACAAGCGATGGATTATTATCTGGATTCAAAATAAAGAATAAGAAGAAAGAGTTTTACTATGAAGGCAAGGCTACTGATACTCTCTTTGCTCAGCATTTATTTCCTAGTAGCGGTAAACGGATCGTTATTTTTGAAGGGGAGTTAGATGCTGCGAGCGGTTACGAAGCTATGGAGGGGTGGCCTATGGTATCCCTACCTCATGGAGCTGCATCTGCAAAGAAAGACTTACAAAAACAAATCCCATTACTACAAGGATACAGTGAAATAGTTCTATTCTTTGACAATGACGATGCTGGACGCAAGGCTGCTGAAGAATCAGCGGGTGTCCTACCACCGGGGAAAGTCAAGATAGCTAGATTAGATAAGTACAAGGACGCATCAGATGCACTACAAGCTAACGATGCTGAAGCAATAAGGAAAGCTATATGGAATGCTGAAGAGTACAGACCAGATGGCATTGTCGAAGGTAAGTCACTTCACAAATTAGTTACAACACCACTACCACCAGCAGATCATGACTACCCATTCCAATGCTTACAAGATAAACTGCACGGCATTAGGTATCAAGAACTTACAACTATTACTTCAGGAAGTGGCCAAGGAAAATCAACATTCTGTCGTCAACTTGCTGTTAACCTACTCACCCAAGGAGAGCGTGTCGGGTACTTGGCACTTGAGGAATCTAACAGACGCACCGCACTTGGATTAATGTCCACAGCTGTAGGTAAATCATTACACATAGGAGAACATGACCAAACAGAACTCGAAGAGCATTTTCGTAATACCATTGCTAATTGGCATCTCTACTTGTTTGATGGCTTTGGTAGTTTTGACCCGTCAATTATTTACAATCGGATCGAATACCTTGCCAGTGGATTGGAGTGTCGTATTATATTCGTAGACCATCTTAGTATATTATTAAGTGGACTAGAAGGGGACGAACGTAGAATGCTGGATCAGACAATGACCAGACTTAGATCACTAGTTGAACGTACAGGCATTTCACTATTCCTTGTATCACATTTAAGGAGAACATCAAATGATAGGACTTCGCACGAAGAAGGAGGTAAAGTGTCCCTTAGTCAGCTCAGGGGATCTGCGGGAATTGCTCAATTATCAGATCAAGTCATTGCCCTCGAACGAAACCAGCAGAGTGAAACTGAACGAGATATTACGACTCTTAGAATTGTTAAGAACCGCTATTCTGGTGAAACTGGCTTCGCTGGAAAGATAAGATTTGACTTAAACACATCAAGGTTTACTGAACATGAAACTACAGGAACACCAATTTTCAACCCGTCCTCGGATTTTTGATGGAGGTTATGAACACCCATGGTATAAAGAAAATGGGTGTGTTAGGAAAAGCGATAAAGCCGAGCCTATATTAAACAAACCTAAGCCACCATCAATCGAGTCAGTTAAAAAAGCACAGTTCGTCGATAAAACATATCGGTGGCCAAAGAAATAATGCTTATATTTGACCTCGAAGCTAACGGTCTGTATCAAGATGCCACTCGAATCCATTGCATTGCTTATCACGATAGTACACTTGATGAAACATTATCATTCAACGATGAATGCCCCGGAAAAGGGATGTCAAACTCTATCACTACAGCCGTCATGGACTTGGCACAAGCTGATTACATCGTTGGTCATAATATCATTGGCTATGATTTACCCCTTATCAGGAAACTTTATCCATTCTTCAAACCAACTGGGGTAATTATTGACACGCTACTACTTAGTAGATTATATCATAGCAGATTAATGTCAATAGACAAAGAGAAGAATTGGAAACACATGCCTCTACAATTGTATGGCCGTCACTCACTCGAAGCCTACGGGTATAGACTCAATGAGTACAAAGGGGACTTTGGTAAACTCAATGACTGGAGTAATTGGTCTCAAGAAATGGAGGACTACTGCAAACAAGATGTAACCGTCACTAGACGACTATGGAAGCATTTCCTACCTTACCTGAATGGATTACGTTAGAACATCAGGTAGCTACCATACTAACAAAACAAGAACACCACGGATGGTATTTCGATGAACAATCAGCTAGAGAATTGGAATCAACTCTCAGGAACGAATTGGAATCAACTCAAGCCAAGCTTCGAGCAGATTTCCCCTACGTTGCCGGATCAGTTTTCACGCCCAAACGAGATAACCAGAGAACTGGCTATGTCAAAGGCGTGTCGTTTACTAGACTGAAAGACTTTAATCCACAATCAAGAGATCATATTGCATGGATACTTTCCACACATTGCGATTGGCAACCATCCTCACTGACGAATTCAGGGAAGGCGGTTATCGACGAGACCGTATTGAAGGATATTGGGACGGATATAGCTCTTCGTTTTCTCCGAGTACTGGAACTGACAAAGATGCTTGGGATGATATCACAAGGCGTGAACGCATGGCAGAAGCTTGTTACGACATCTAACAGGATACATCACCATTGTTCAGTAGGTTGTGCTACTCACCGAGCAAGCCACCGAAATCCCAACTTAAGTCAGGTACCGAGCGATGAAAGATTTAGACGTTTGTTCACAGCTTCACCAGATATGGTTATGGTCGGTGCTGATCTTTCGGGCATTGAGCTTAGGATGCTCGCTCATTATCTCGCACGTTACGACGGCGGTAGGTACGCAGATATCCTACTTAACGGGGACATCCACCAAGAAAATGCTGATAAAATTGGCATTAGTCGAAGACAAGTTAAAACAGTTACCTACGCATTTTTATATGGAGCGGGAGATCAAAAGATCGGCACATCCTTCGATGGTAGCCTTGGGGAAACTCAAGCAAAAAGAAAGGGTAAAGAAATACGCAAAGCGTTTGTTAACGCCATTGAAGGTCTTTCCGATCTGCTTCAGGCTGTTAAACGGGCTGCGGAAAGAGGTTATGTCCGTGGACTCGACGGTCGTAATATCAGCGTTGACAAAGGGCACGTCGCTCTCAACTACCTCCTCCAAGGGTCGGCGGCGATCATCGCCAAAAGATGGATGGTACTAGCTGACGCACAGTTAGATAGTCACTCTCATCAACTTGGTTTCATACATGACGAATTACAGTATGAGACTATACCAGCATCAGTAAATGATTTAAAGTTTTTACTTGAATTAACTGCTGTACAAGCTGGTGAATATTATAACCTGAGACTTCCTATAGCAGCGGAGTCAAAGTCAGGTAAAAATTGGGCAGAAGTCCATTAACCACCTATGAAACTATTTATTGATGCTGACTTTATTGTCTATAAGGCAACAGCAGCAGCAGAGACAGAAATAGATTTCGGTGATGACGTAATTGTAGTTACTAGCAGGTTCACAGATGCATTAAACGCTACTGTACGAGAGATAAACAAGATCAAGAACAAGTTCCTCTGGGACGTACCTGAGATTGTATTATTTTTCTCTGACTCTAAGAATTTCCGCAAGGAAATAGAGAAGTCCTACAAAGGTCACCGTAATCGTAAAAAGCCATGCGGCTATAAACGTGTTATCAATGAGCTAAAGAAAAGGTATGAAGTAATTATCATGCCAACACTTGAAGCAGACGATAGCATGGGCATTTATGCTACAAAATATCCTGATAATGTTATTTGTTCTCCTGATAAAGACATGAGACAAATACCGGGAAAATTATATAACATGGATGAGATCACTCTCATCAATGAAGTCGATGGCCCAAGATGGCATCTAGTGCAATCAATTGCTGGAGACAACACTGATGGATACAGTGGAGTTCCGGGTTTGGGAGTTAAACGAGCAACAGCTTTATTTGAAGAGCACGGCTATAGTTGGACAACTGTAGTAAAGGCATTCAAAGATAAAGGGTTGGATGAAGAGACGGCATTAATGAATGCTAGACTG